GCATCAGCCGTTGACATACCACCTTGCGTAAGAGCCGCCATTGTTGCCAATGTTTCTTCCATAGAAACGCCCGCCGCTCTCGCAGTTGGGGCAATTTGTCCAACTGAACCCGCCAATTCTTGAACGGTTGTAACGCCAAATCTTTGAGCTGTAAACATAGCGTTAGCCGCCGTTTTGGCATCGGTATTCGCCGCACCCCAAGCGTTGATTACAGCCGTTAAACCACTTATTGAAGTTGACAAATCAGCGTTACCACCTTTCGCCAAAACAAGAGCTTGATTGTATGTATCGAACGATTGTTGAGAAACGCCCATTGCTGAAATTGTATCGAATAATGCTTTATTGGCATCTTCTATTGAAACACCGTGACGGATAGCGTTTTTCGATAATTCTTTGATTTTGTTTCCGTAGGTTTCAATTTCGTTTTGACTCATCAAACCATAGACGTTGTTTATTCCTTTTTCCCAATCGGCGAAGCCTTTCACGGGAACGGCAGTTGCAACGGCGATAAGTCCTGCCGCTAAGCCTTTTAAAGAAGCCGTTAAGGCAGTCGCTCCGGCTTTTGCTTTTGCGAACGCCGTTGTTGCGTTATTGTCGAATTTTTTTGAAGATTTCGACATTTTAGAAAAGACGGGTGAAACCCCGTCTTTCGCTAAAAATTTTGAAAAAATACTAAAATTAGTTACGCCCATTGAAAATTTTCCTTGTTTATTTTTTTACATCGTCGCCCAAATTCTACCAACTCGGGAGTGTATAAATTCAAAACGCCCGTTACGGTTTCCCAACCGCATGCAAGTAAAATATCAGCGTAATAACTACCGACGAAATTGTTTATCTGTCGAAAAAACCCATACACCCAATAGAAATCAATAAATCTTGTCCCATTAACTGTTCGATTAGTTGAGTTGGGCGAGCCGTAATGTTTGACAAAGATTGAATCATAACTTCGCCGTTTTGGTCGTTTTTAAAATCTTTGGAATCGCCGAATTTAATTTTATTTTGGTAATATAATTCGTCCGCTTTAATTTCTCCCGCTTCCAAAGGGTGAATCAAGCGTTGAACCATACAATTTTTTTCGTCGTCCCATTGAACAAGCCCACAACGAATCCCCTGTAAAACTTTTTTATAGATTTGTGATGTTTTTTCGTCCTTCTGTTCGATATTGTTATCGCCGCAAAGGTCGTCCAAATCCACTTCGCAAATCTTGTTCTTAATATCGTTTAGAACATTCTTTGCTTGTTCTTCGGTCATTAAAACTCGAATTTCTGATTTATTCATTTTTCTTTCTCCTTATGTTTAATTAGATTTTTTGTAATACTTTAATCAAAAACGATTTACACGTTTTAATTTTTGAGTTCCCACTCCTCATTTTCTTCGTTGTAACGAACTCGCTTGAAATCAAAGCCGACAATTTTTGTTTGTGAAACTGTCAACGGATTTCCGTTTTCGTCAACTTGACCTTGTAAATATTTTGGGGTGAATTTGTTTTCAACAAGGCGACCTTTTATTTGTAAATATTCGCCCTCTTTTACATATTCGCCAACCTCCTCGGCTAAGGGTCTTGTTTTTGTGTTGAAAAAATCAATAAAAAGATTATTCCATTTTTCGCCCGTCTTAACGCCGATATTGATTGTGCATAACATACCCCCCGTTTCAAACGCCTTACATTCTTTATATTTTCCGACACGTCCAATTAAAGAAACTGAATTTGTCAAAAGTCCCATTTTTCTCCCTCCTATTGGTTGTTACTTTTTAAAAACAAGGGTCGTCGAAACAACCCTTGCCACTTCGTCCATTCTTTTATTCCGCAATAAAACCAACGGACTAAGATTTTCTAATACCACTTCCGTCTGTACAATGAACCTCAAATTCGTTTGTAATTCCTCGGGTTGCTGAAATTTCAGTTTCGCCAACCATACAACCCGTAAGTTCATAAGATTTTGAAACACATTGAAGAACAAAAGGAATGTCGGTCATCGCTTTAACGCTCTTAAATGATTTTTCAAGCGTTGCGTCAACTTTAATTTTTAACCCTGTTATTCTTGCAATATTTCTTGAAACGTACGCATCTGCCGTACCGTCCCCGAATTGTTGAGTTTCTGTGATTGTGTCGCCGCCCTCAATGATGTTTGGCTCTGTATCTTTTGGAATTTTGAATTTTATGCCGTTTATTGTAAGAGAAACGGCATCACCGACTTTCGCCATAATTTATTCTCCTTTTTTATTTTGCACGAGCCACGGCAGTTGGTGCGTTGGGAAAATATTAAATTTTATCAAAGCACTACGCCCCGATTTAAGGCGTTTAAAATTGCCGTCGGCTTGTTATTATACCTATTTACGAATAAAGAGGGCTTAAAGCGGCTTGTCGGCAGAGTGCGAAACAAGGTGAAAACGTGAGTTTTCCCTTGTGTAGACACTTTTAACGCCGACAAACAAGTAGCCCTCCTATAAAAAATGAAAAACGCCGTTATTAGTACGTCTTAGCCTTTGAAATTAAAACCGATAAAGTTTACAATATCGAAGATTCTACCCGTGCCGGAAATATCGAATTTCGGATTCATATTTACACGGTTAGGGTTGCTTTGGTCGATTTCAACTTCGGTTTCTTCTTGGGCTTCAACATAGTTTGCGATAAAACCCGCTCTGCCCAATAAAGAAATTCTTGTATTTACGGCGGCTTTAATATCAGCCAACGTGCGAACGGCTGGGTTTGTTGTAATGTCGCCAGTTGCCATAAGAATAACGGATTTCCATTCGTCGGAATCTCTGAATGTTGACATAAAGTCGTAAGCGATATTCCCAACAACTGTTGAATCACGGTCAAATCTGAATAATGGGTTTGTTTTTCCTACCGGGTGATAGAATGTAGCCAAATCCATTAAACGATATGAGCCGTCAGTTTTTCGAACAATATTTGAAAAGCCGGCTTTCAATAAACGATTTCTTTCTTGATATTCTAACGGGCGTAGATTGCCAACATCGCCAACAATTTGAACATTGATTGCATCGTTACGACGACCCGTGCCAACTTCAATCAACGAAGCAACGTCCCAAGTTCCCGCAACGTCGCTTGACTCGGGTGCTTGAATTGCTGAATAACAAGTTACATATTGAGCAATCAAACCGTCATTTCTCCACGCTTCAAATTTTTCTTGTAAAGAATCAAGAACGGTTGAAGTTGCGAATTGAGAAATAACCCTTGTAACACCAAGTTCAGTATTCAACAAGCCCAAAATCTCATCGTTATAAACTCCAACGCCCGCAGACTCTGTCGCTCTTGCGATTGCGAATGTTACGCCGTAAACGGAAGAATCAACGGCGTTGAAATCCTCGTCAACAATATCAAAATTGAAAATTGAATCAGAGCCTTTCCATTTTGCCGTCAATTTTAAACCGACAACTGCAGAACTTTCCCCCAATAATTCAACCGTGAACGGAAGTTCTAAATATTCGTCCAAAGTTTCTTTCAAAGCCGAAGCACATTCTTCAACGCTCATTCCTTTTGCAAAAGTGAACGGAATCGCCGTTTTTTCAAAAGCGTTTAAATCTGTACTTCTAACATCTTGGGCGGGGTTGTTGTGAAATGCCGTCGCAATTTTGCCGACTACATCTGCCGCCGCTTCAAAGGTCAAATCGTTTAAAACAAAATAACCATTGAAAGATTTTAGAATTTTCTTTGCCGCCGTGATTTTTAATGTTTTAACTTCGGCTTCGGCAGTTTTTGGCTCGGGAACGGCGATAAAGTATGTGTCAACCTTTGAACCGTTGCCGGCTTTTGGGAATAACTTTTTCGCCATTCTATGCAACGGTGAACCGAATCCATAAATTGTTCCGATGTCGTCAGCGTTGCCGGAAGCCAAAACCAACTCTCCGTTTTTGGTTGTTTTTCCTGTTTGGGCTTGTCCCAAACAAACAATCAATTCGGGACGTAGGTTCGCCGCATTTTGTTGATTTTTTTGTTTGACAATTACGCTTGTTGCTGATGCAATAGCCGAAACGTCAAGTCCTTTTGTGATTGCCATTTTTTATTCTCCTTTTGTTGTTACAATGTGCCTAACATACGGGTCAATAAATTCTTCCCGAATATTTGCTTTTGTGTAAAATTCTTTGATTTCGGTCGTGTTAGCGTAATGAGTCGGTTCGGCAAAACCAACATTAAATTCAAACCTAGCACCAAGAACCGTCGCCGCCGTGTTGTCGAGTTCCGGCGTTGCCGTCCGTTTCCAACTTTTAATCGTGAATTGTTTTACAATCCTGTTGGTCGCTTCATAAATATTTGTCGCTTCCGAACATAAGATTTTGTAAAGTTGAGCCGTCAAATAGTTCAATCTATCCTCGGCGTTTGAATCAGCAGTCCGATTTTCGTCATTCCCGTTCAAGCCTGTTGCGTAATATTCAACAACAAGATTCGCCGTTGCTTCGTTTTCGTAAACATCTTGTTCGTCGGTCGGATAAGTTGCTTCATCAAAATAAACAAAAACACACGGCATTTCTTCGACGTTCGGGAATCGAAATCTTTTAGGAAAAATCGTGAAATGAATTGTTTCCTCAATCCATTCGTCGGTCGCTCCTCCCTTTTTTGCAAGTTTTTTTTGATTTTCTCTAACATCTCGCAAGTTGTTACAAATAAAATCTCGAACAAGCGTGAAATTCATTGGAGTTATTATTTCCGGAATCATTACATACCCCCCGACGGTTGTCTTTTGACAGTCATTCCACTTCCCGAAGTTGCCGAAGCAGAACATTTGATTAAATATATCCCCAAAGTTCTATCGGTCGCCACATCTTCAATTTTAAAATTTACCAATTCTCCGTTCATTTGTGGAAATTTAACACCAACGCTCCACGCCCTCGTCGGGATTAAATCGGTAAGTTTTTTCAAAGATTTTACATTGATTGTCAATTCAAACGAATCGCCAAAAAAACCAACTCCGTTTTCATTGAACGAAAGCCCGATAAAAGTTGAAAAACCTTGAAGATTAAAGCCCGAATGTGTTGAGGTTGGTTTTAATACGCAGTCCACGGCGAAACCGTTCCCGTCAATGAGAACGGTTTCTTTGTGAACTTCAAGCAATTCGTCTAAAATACCCATTCACAACACCTCTTAAACGATATTATGAATAGTTGCGAAACAATCTACATCAACCGGCACTAACAACGGACGGGATTTTACGCCGTATTTTGTAGTTGCTGAACCGTCAACCAATACATCATAAGCGTAAGGAAGTTGTTGTTTTTTAACAAGTTGTAACTTATTGCCACCGATTCCCGGAGTCGTTGGGGCGTTTACATTATTGATTGCACCATAGTATCTTTTGAAGTTTGGATTCATTGGAACAAGCAAGGCACAACCGCTCGGAATGTAACCAAATTCTTCGCCCTCGTGAGCAAAGCCGTAACCTTTCGGAACAACATATTTTTCGTTATAACTCCAAATATTAACAAGGTAAGAACCAACGGACATTCTGCCGTGGAACATACCCCCCGGAGTTGCTTCAATCGGCATGTTAATATCGGTTCTTTTGATTCCCTGATTCCAATTTGAGTTCGCTTTTAAATTGTTATTTTTCAAAAAAGCATCTAAACCTGATTCTTCAAAAAATAAATTCCATTCAGCGGCAGAAAAATTACCGTCACGCAAACAAAGAGCAATCGCATTTTTTATTACCTCTTCTGGGTCGCCATTGTCTGTATTCCATTTTTTATCAGCAACAGAAATGCTATGGCTTGCTTTTTTATTGTATTCGATTTTGTTTCCACCACAAAGAGCAACTTTCCCATAGAATAACGCATCGGAAGCCTGTTTTTCTTCGGCACGACGTTGTTTATCTGAAAAGATTTCTTGACCGTCATTGATTGAGTTGATAACTTTTGAAGTTTGTTCGTATTCGGTTTCGCCGAATTGAGCCTTGAAAACGTCCTCTTCGCTTAAATTTGCGATGTCATTGTATTCAGGAACAACGAAATCTCTTTTGTCGTATTCATCAAGGGAATTGTAACGACCACCCGTGCCAAGTTTTACATCAACTGAATAAAAATTTCTAACGCTACGACCTTGAATTTCAACTTTGATTCCGTCTAATTGTTTAACTTTAAACAAGTTTGAAAGCAACATTGACGGTTTTTGTCTTTTGTCGAAACCAACTTCCATAACCTTTTTAACATTTTCTAATTGTGGCATTTTATATCTCCTTTTTCTTTTGTTTTGTAATACGTTTTTTGGGTTGGATTTTTAGGATTGCTTAATTAAGCAAGTGGAGTTGATTCAGTCAATTCTTCAACCCCAAGTAAACGGAAGTTATTAACTTTCATCTCGTCAAGAACTTTCACGTCGCTTGCATCGGCTGATTTAACAAAAATCAAGCCTGCTTTATCAACCGCCCCGGAATCAAACACTCTTACAAGGTCGATTGTTTCAGCCTGTGAAGTTGATTCGTTTGTAATTGTTTGAGCCAATATATAAAGAGGGGAAGTTGTAAACGCTTCAACGCCTGTTGAAGCCGCAACATTGTTGTCAGTTGAAAAGGCTGTCAATTTGCCGGCTTTGTTTCTTCCCAAAACTGTTCCAACTTTATAAGTTGTATTTGCGGGAACTAAAACGCTCGCATCAGCGTAAACGCCCTCGTGGAATATTCTTGAATTGTCAATATGTGTCATTTTTTGTATCTCCTTAAATTTCAAAAATTTGTGCAACAAAAAGAGGGAGCCAGTCCAGACTCCT